TCGGAGATGTATCAAGCGGTGTTGCATTTAGCAGCCTTGGCGGTTTCTTAGGTACAGCTATCAAGTCTATCAACACTTACAAAAACTTTAAGAATCTAAGCAAGGAAGGGATCAAAGGCGAAATCATTAACGTCATTAGTAGTCCTGCATCTATAAGTGGTCTTGTAAATACTGTCGGCGGTGTTGTTGGCGCAGTGTTTCCTAAGAACTCAGGAAACGATTCGTCTGTTATTGCAACACAGAGAAAACTTACACCATAATAATCATGAGTACTAACTTACCACCAGCAGAATATCAAGACAGTGCCGCAGCTACTAAGTTGTTCTTCGATACCTACGGCCAAATACCTTTAGAGTTTTCAGCAAACGAAGTTGAAGCAGCAGTTGGATTTTTTCAATCAAAAGGATTTGATAAAGATGCTAGTGTGGTTACAGCAGCATCTCTACTAAAACAGGCAAAGCTCGACGGCACTCCTGTTTTTAAAATTATTGATACTTTAAAAACCCTAACAGGTCTACAGATCAGCGCATTGGTTGGAGAGATTCTAAACAACAATCGCCCAGCAACATCTACACTAGGATTTAGACTAGTAGCTGTAAACAAAGAATCTCAGATTAGGAATATAGCACCGTAATGGCAAAGTTTGCACAGGGTCGTTTTGAAATGAAAAATCCTGCAAAATATGTAGGAAAGAAAACTCCTTTAGCCAGAAGTAGTTGGGAGTTTGTTTTTATGAGAATGCTTGATGAACATCCTGGTGTAGAAAAATGGGCCAGTGAAAGTATTCAAATACCTTACCGAGATCCATTATCGGGTAGAAGCACAATCTATGTTCCTGATTTCTTTATAGTTTATATAGATAAAGATAAAAAACGACATGCCGAAGTTGTTGAAGTAAAACCAGAGAGTCAAACAAAGTTAGAAGCTGTAGGTAAAAGCAGATACAATCAAGAACAGTATGTTAAAAATATGGCCAAGTGGGAAGCTGCCAATGCTTGGTGTAAGCAGCAGGGCGTTCGATTCCGGATTGTAAATGAAGGAGACATTTTCCATCAAGGCGGAAAACGTAGATAAGTAAAGTATGACCAAAAAACTAGAAGAACTATTTAATCTAGACAGCAGCGAGCCCGAAGTTGTTGAACATCCTGTAGTTGAAAAACCACTACATGAAGAAGTAAACTCTTTGGATAAAAGTTACGAAGCTGTTGCAGAGATTACTAGAGGGTTACCTCAAATAAAAGAGCTTGATCAACTCGACGATCAAGAGCTTGATTCTCTTGCTAGTAAAGCTGAAAAAGCCTACGACGATCTAATGGATCTTGGTATGAACGTAGAAGTTCGATACAGTAGTCGAATTTTCGAAGTTGCTAGCTCAATGCTAGGACACGCTATTACTGCTAAAACTAATAAGATTGAAAAGAAGTTAAAAGCTATCGATCTTCAAATGAAAAAGTACAAAATTGATAAAGATGCAGGCGGAGATGATCCAAATGATATAATCAATGGGCAAGGGTATATCATTACTGACCGAAACGAGTTGCTGAAAAAATTGGGTCAAAAGGACTAAATATTACTATGAAAACTTTCAAAGAATATCTTGCCGAGAGCAAAAAAGTCTACAGCTTTAAGATTAAAGTTGCAGGCGAGTTACCAGAAAAATTCCAAGAAGATCTTAAGACTAGATTAGAAGTTTGCAAAGTTATTACTTTTGAAAAACTATCTAAAACGCCTATTCAAAAATCTCCTTTAGATTTTCCAACAGAATCTAACAGCGAAGTACATGTGTTTGAAGTGGTTTGCGAATATCCAATCACTTCGCCTGAGCTTGCTGTTAAGTTAAAAGAAACTGGTCTACGTGAAGAATGTTTCCGTGTTCGTGGAAGCGATGAACCAGGTGAAATCGAACAAGATCTTTTCAGTCTAGAACCTAGTGGTGAAGCACTGTTAGACGATACTCAATATAAAGACGGAGACAAAGTAAATCACAAAGATTATTTTGGTGCTGACTTTAACAAGAGTTTTCTAAAAGATTTAACAAAAGCAGCTAAAGCTCGTAAGAAAGAAAACGGCGAAGGCGAATACAAACTGCCTAAGGGCAAAATTGATAAAGCAGGCACCAAGAGTGCCCTAGGGAGTTAATATAAATGGATTTTAATCAACTAATGCAAAAAATGCGCGACTTGGATCAACCAGTCGGCGAATCCGCAGTACAAGAATGCGGAGATATGATGGGCGGAATGCCTCCAGCATCCCCAATGGCTACACAAGCTCAACAGCCCCCAGCTCATCCTTCTTTAAGTGTTAATCTTAATGCACAAGGAATGGATAACATTGAGCAGATTATGAAGTTAATCACAAAGGTTAATCCTGACATGATCAATCAACCTGCTCCTGCAATGGATCCTATGGCAATGTTAACGCCACCTGGCCCAAGCATTACTAGCATTAAGCCTGAACTACCTCCACTAAAGATGCTACCAGATCTTGATAGCGAGCCAGAAGGTGATCATGATGAACCGGATGCTGATAACTTTGGCGGTCCTAGTGATAACGATGCTGATAACAAAATAGACATGATTCAAAAGTCTATGGGCGACGAAGATGGCGACGGCGACAAAGACGACAAAGACGAAGAAGATGACGAAGAAAAAGAAAAAGAAGAAGGCTTTGGCAATGGTCTAACAGGCCATGATGATGTAGATTACAAGGGCATGGACGCAGCAGTTCCAAACGGTAACGATCTAAACAAGCCTAAGTCTACATTCCCTAAGGTTGCAGGCGGCGATAATCCAATGCAACGCAACGAAAGCAAAGAAGCTCTACGTGCAAGTATTCGTGCAGAACTTCTAAGCAGACTAAACGAAGCTAAAGGAGCCAAATAATGGGTGCAGTAACAAGAGTAAACGGTCTAGCATGTACAGTAGGCACACTGTACGCATTAAATGCAAAAGCCTATTTGATCACAGTAAAAGATGCAGGAGCATCGGCTATTGATTTACGTGCCGAAGATGATGCAGTTGACGAAGCTGTTGAATATTTGGTAAAAGAACTAAATCCGTTGATGTTCTTTGTTACTAACTCTGCTGCCGGTACTATCCATGCAGTTTTCGATGCATCTGTAAACAGTGCTAGCGAACTACAGACTAGAATCCGTAACATGGGTGCAGATGTCGGCGGAAACAGTATCGATGTAACTGGTACCACAGTAGCATTAGCATCATCTATTACTGTTGCTTAATCTTTATTAAAATCCAAATAGGCTCTTCGGAGCCTATTTTTTTCATTAAATAGTTCATGTTTAAACAATACTATATAGGTAACTATAAAGATTTTCTCAGCGATATTACACCGGTTGTTCAGTGCATTTCTATTCAAGGTCGCGATCTAATAGGTCTCGAACTCGGAGTCTACAAAGCCGACTCTTTTATGACACTGTTAGAAAACTGTCCGAACATCAAAACTCTATACGGAGTTGATAACTATAAGCCGTACTATGATGTTTTTGAAGATAGAGAAATCTCAATACTTGAGTCGGATATGATTAGATCGGAATCTCTACTCAAACAAAAACACAGTCAGTATGCAGATAAAATCAAATTCTTTGAATGTGCTAGTGTTGAAGCTGCAACAAAAATAGACGACGAAAGTTTAGATTTTATTTTTATCGATGCAGATCACAGTTATGAATCAGTAATGCAAGATTTAACAATCTGGTATCCTAAATTAAAACCCGGCGGATTATTAACAGGGCACGACTATCATATGAGAACTGTCGAAGAGGCTGTAAAGCATTTTAGATCATTAAATAATATAGACAGCTTAATGGGGGTTTATTTAAGCTCCTATGCGTGGAAAAAGTAAATGGCAAAATCATTAGACGGTAACTTAATCAAGAAAGCTCATGCTCCCCAACGATATAGTCTTGAGGAAGTAAAGCATTTAGAAGCATGTATGGATCCAGTAACTGGACCGTTATACTTTGCTAAAAACTTTTTAAAAATCCAACACCCCACTAGAGGTTCAATTCCCTTTGAACCCTACGAGTATCAAGAAAAGTTAATACAGGCATATCACGAAAACAAACAGTGTATTGCTATGTTACCACGTCAGATGGGTAAAACAACCTGTGCTTGTGCATACTTACTTTGGTATACAATGTTTGTACCTGAAGCACAAGTGCTGATCGCTGCTCACAAATATGAAGGTGCGCAGGATATTATGAATCGTTATCGTTTTGGTTACGAGAACCTGCCAGACTTTATTCGTGCTGGTGTTTATTCATACAACAGAAATACAATCGAATATGACAACGGCGCACGTATTCAAGCAGTAACAACTACTGAAAACACAGGTCGCGGTAAGTCTCTTTCATTGATTTATTGTGACGAGTTTGCGTTTGTGCAACCTCCAGAGAAAGCTAAAGAGTTTTGGACTGCTCTATCTCCAACACTATCAACTGGTGGTAAGTGTATTATTACATCAACTCCAAACTCAGACGAAGACCAGTTTGCTTTGATTTGGACAGAAGCTAACAAAAAGTTTGATGAGTTTGGTAACGAACAAAAGTTAGGAACTAACGGATTCTACAGTTACTTTGCACATTGGAATGAACATCCAGATCGTGACGAAGCATGGGCAGCAGTTGAAAGAGCCAAGATTGGAGAAGAGCGTTTCCGTCGAGAGTTTGATTGCGAGTTCTTGATTTTTGACGAAACATTAATCAACGCAGTAAAGTTAGCCGAGATTAAAGGAGTTGACCCTATAATGACAATGGGTCAAACTCGCTGGTATAAAGATATCAATCCAAAAGCTACATATCTGGTAGCATTAGATCCTAGCTTAGGCACAGGCGGCGACTACGGTGCTATTCAAGTATACGAAATGCCTAGCATGGATCAGGTGGCAGAATGGAGACACAACTTGACACCTATTCAAAGTCAAGTTAAAGTAATGCGTGAGATTTTAAGATATATTCAGGATCGCGGCCAAGAAAAAGGCAGTAGTCCTCCACAAATATATTACAGTGTAGAAAACAATACGCTAGGTGAAGCAGCATTGATTGTTATTAACGATCTAGGCGAAGAAAACTTTCCTGGCTTGTTTTTAAGTGAACCTATTCGAAAAGGACATGTTCGTAAGTTCCGTAAGGGATTTAACACTACTCACCGTACTAAAGTAACCGCTTGTAGCCAGCTTAAAAACCTGCTAGAAACACGTAAAATGACAGTGAAATCCAAACCCTTAGTCTCGGAGTTAAAAACGTTTGTAGCGCATGGTGTAGGATTTGGTGCTAAAACAGGCGAACACGACGATTTGGTTTCTGCACTATTGCTGATAATCCGTATGGCTGCTGTATTAAGTGATTGGGATCCAACAATATACGATAAAATGACTGAGAAACTAACCGAAGAACAGATGCCAATGCCTATCTTTGTCAGCACAGGATTTTGATAAATACAACTATGGACGCAAGAAACAATATTGCCACCGATCTATTCTACAAGATTCGTAGTAGATTTACTGGCTTAAAACTAGGAACAGATGCTGGAGAAATTACTATCTCTCCAGAGGATGCACGATTCTTTGACTTTGACTTTATGGAAGGCGATATGCCTATTGGTCATGTTAGCATTAGTCTAGCAGAACCAAACTCTATGAAAGTTTACTTCTCAACAGGTATTACAGAGTCAATGAATACTGCTCAAAAAAATAACTGGTACGCATTCTTAAAAGAATTAAGAATATTTGCTAAAAGAAGATTGCTAAACTTTGATACTAGAGATATTGCCAAAGACAACTTAGATAAGAGAGATTATGCTTTCTTAACACAAAACGCACAATCAAAACCAGTTCAACCAAATATTATTCAACAACCAGTCGGAGAAAGCATAATGGCAGAAAGCGCAATGTACGGTAGCAAAAACATGAGCTACCAAAAACTTATGGACACTAGATTGATCATCAAGCACAGTCAAGCTGTTATGGATGACACTCAACCAGGCGCAAGAACTAGAAATATTTCTGCACTGTTTGTAGAAAATCAAGACGGTGAAAGATTCAAGTATCCATTTATTCACCTAGCTGGCGCTCGCGCAATGCAGCGTCATGTAGCTAACGGTGGACTACCATATGACGATATTGGAAAAAGTATTATTCAGATGAGCGAAGAGATTGCTCAACTTAAAAGTTTTTCCAACTATGTTGTTAGAAACGATTTAATGAATACAGGCAACGATAGTATTGTAGAAAGAAGCCAACATCAACTAAACAAACTTAGAGAACAAATCAAGGCATTGAGCAAACAAAGCCACTACAATAACTATAGAGAAAGTTTTCAACCACAGGAAGCATATGAAGTTCCTGAAGAAGTTGTTGAAGATTATACAGAAAAGTTTACTGTTAAAAACTTCAAAGAAGATATCAAAAGTGTATTTCCTGTAATATACAGATTAATGAAAGAATCCGAATTAGGCTACGGCGACATAGTCGCAATGACACAAAAAGAACAAGTTGCAAATGAAGATTTAGAAGTTGAGTCTTATGATGAGTTTGAAAAGTTTGAATCATGGGTAATGAATCTAGGCGAAGAATCTAATATCTTAAGTCAAGATCCAGAAGAACAAAATCTAGCTGTTCAAAATCTTCAATCTCTTGTAGGAGAACATTTTCCTGCAGGAGTTGACGGAACAAACGCAATAGAAAGCCTTAAAGGCATTATTGAAGATCCAGATTTGTTTAGACAGATCAAAGAACAGGCAAAGCAAGATCCAGATAGCTGTGTAAGAGGTCTAGTGAAAGATTGGTTAACCAATAACGCACCGGACATTTTAGAACAACTTGACTTTGGAGACTACGTTGAAGAACCAGCACCAGAGGCAGTCCCTCAAGAAAGTATTGAAGAGGCAAGAGGATTACCCTACGAGTTTGACACAGAATACGAAACAGACAGCGGTTCAGTGATGTTTCACGTCGACGAAGCAAATAATGTTGTAGTAGACAAAGTGATGTTAGGTAAGGCTGATATTACATCAACACTACCCCCAGACGTTATAGCAGATATTGCAAGTGAGATTGATCCATCAGAAGGCGGTGAAGGTCCACAAAAAGTTGTTCAAGATCAGTATTTGGTGTTATCTCTAACAGTCGAATATGATATCTCCGGAAGTTATCAACCAGCAACTTGGGGTTATCACGGCGGCTCTCCAGAAGAGCATCCGGAGATTGATGATGCTAACGTATATGTTACTGGTAACGACCAAAAGGTCATGATCGATTCTAATGATCTAGGTAAAGGTGCTTCTGACTGGATTGACGAACAGATCTGGGCAGATGCCGAATCGAACGCAGACGATAATTTTGACATTCCAGACGATTACGATCGCTACGAAAGTACCGAATCAGGTCCTAACAAAAGCGATGTTCCAGCCGCACAGCGTAAAGCTAAAGGCGGCGACTGGAAAGTAAGTACAAAAGATCTAGATGATGAAAAAACCAAGAGTCCGACAAGCTCGGCAGGTCTAGCACGTAGAAAGAAAGAACTAGGTATGGAATCTGAATCCAACGGTTCAGACGTTCAAGAACTTGCAGAGTTTATTACATCCTTCTATGACAAAGAGTCAGGCACATTCCCTAAAGGCCCAGAAGGTGTTTGCACAATGGTAGGCAAGAAGTTTGGTGAACAGGCAGAAAAGATTGCTCGTAAGTTTGTAGAACGCATGGCTCCACAACAAACAGATCCACAGATTTCTGAACTGGCTCGTATTAAACAACTATCAGGCATGTAATATTTCTACTCACAAAAGGCTCTTCGGAGCCTTTTTCTTTTGGTGAAAAATCTTCACATTTAGGAGATGAAATCTTTGACTCTGCTAAATAAAAAGCGCATACTAAAACATGTGCATTAAGGCATAATACCATTTACATTTAAGGCTATAGGAGGCATAACAAATGGCAACTCTCGCAGAAATTCGTGCAAAACTTCAAGAAGCACAATCAAAGTCCACAGGTCAATCGACTGGCGGTGGCGACAACGCAATCTACCCACACTGGAACATGGCAGAAGGCAAAGAAGCCGTAGTACGTTTCTTGCCAGACGGCAATCCAAACAACACATTCTTCTGGGTTGAACGTGCAATGATCAAACTAGAATTCGCCGGCATTAAAGGCGAGACAGATAGTCGCAAAGTACAGGTGCAAGTTCCTTGCGTCGAAATGTACAACGACGGATCTGTTTGCCCAATCTTGAGCGAAGTTCGTGGTTGGTTCAAAGACAAATCACTAGAAGAAATGGGTCGTAAATATTGGAAGAAACGCAGTTACATCTTCCAAGGTTTCGTGGTAGAAGATCCTATCGGTGAAGAAAAGAAACCAGAAAATCCAATCCGTAGATTCATTATGGGTCCACAGATTTATCAAATCATTCGCAGTGCTTTGATGGATCCAGAGTTGGATGAACTGCCAACAGACTACTTAAAAGGTCTTGACTTCCGTATTGCTAAAACTAGCAAAGGCGGTTTTGCTGACTACTCTACATCAAAGTGGTCACGTCGTGAGCGTTCGTTAAGTGACATTGAAGCCTCAGCACTTCAGTCTCATGAACTGTTCAACTTGTCAGACTTCTTGCCTAAGAAGCCAACTGACGTTGAGTTGAAGGTTATGAAAGAAATGTTTGAAGCATCTGTTGACGGCGAGCCATATGATATGGAACGTTGGGGTCAATACTTCAAGCCAGCTGGCATGGGTCAAGCTACTGGTGATCCTAATAAAGCATCTGCACCACGTGCTAGTGCTCCAGTTCAAACTCCTGTTGCAGAAACAGCAGAAGAAGCTCCATGGGAAGCTCCAGCAACACCTGCGGCAGCACCAGCGGCACCTGCTCCTTCAAGCTCTGGAACTTCTAGCAAAGCTCAAGACATCCTTGCAGCTATCAGAGCAAGACAAAACGCATCTTAATGTATGCTAGATGAGTATGGGTTAACTCCCATACTCTCTTACCACTATAGGGAATAATATGGCGAAAGCATTTGATATAAGCAAATTTAGAAAGTCGATTACTAAATCTATTGAAGGACTTAGTATCGGCTTTAATGACCCAACTGACTGGGTTAGCACAGGTAACTATGCCCTGAACTATCTTATCAGTGGAGATTTCCACAGGGGTGTTCCTCTAGGCAAAGTAACAGTGTTTGCCGGTGAGTCTGGCGCAGGCAAATCATATATTTGTTCTGGTAACCTCATTAAGGCAGCACAAGCACAAGGCATTTATCCAATCTTGATTGATACAGAAAATGCACTTGACGAAGACTGGCTCAAGGCACTAGGTGTTGACACAGCCGAAGACAAGCTGTTGAAACTTAACATGGCTATGATTGATGATGTAGCAAAAACTATTACAGAGTTTGTTGCAGAATACAAAGCAATGCCAGAAGAAAGTCGTCCTAAAGTCTTGTTTGTACTTGACTCGTTAGGCATGTTGTTAACTCCAACCGACGTTAATCAGTTTGAAGCAGGTGATTTGAAAGGCGACATGGGCCGTAAGCCTAAGGCACTAACAGCACTTGTTCGTAACTGTGTAAACATGTTTGGTTCATTGAACATCGGTCTAGTGGCAACTAACCACACCTACGCATCACAAGACATGTTTGACCCAGATGACAAGATCTCCGGCGGTCAAGGATTCATCTATGCATCATCTATCGTTGTTGCAATGAAGAAGATGAAGTTGAAAGAAGACGAGGATGGTAACAAGATTTCAGAAGTCAAAGGTATCCGTGCAGGATGCAAGATTATGAAAACTCGTTATGCTAAGCCGTTTGAAAGTGTACAAGTAAAGATTCCTTACGAAACAGGTATGAATCCATATAGCGGACTAGTCGACTTGTTTGAAGGCAAAGGGTTACTCAAGAAGGAAGGAAACAGTCTTGTCTACACAACAGCAGATGGCGAAATCATCAAGCAGTTCCGTAAGGCTTGGGAAAGAAATGAAAACGAAGGCTTAGACAAAGCTATGGAAGACATTTCTAAAAACGGTGAAAAAACTGAATCAGTGATAACTAATAGTGTTGAACCTGAAACGGAGATTACAGAATGAAAGATGACTTAATCGCAGATCTTTGGACCTTAGTAGTAGAGCACATTGCTGAAAAGCATCGTAAAGATGTGGCTGCTGATTTTATTAATACACTTTTAGACTATGGTATTAAAGAAAGTGTTTTAGAGAGCCTGCAAGGGGTTGACCCTTACCTCGATGATGCAATACAATATGCAACTGACGGGGAAGAGATTGATTCCGACGATGATTATGATTACAACGAAGATGAGGATTAAATGAATTGGTACGATCGGGTTTCTAAGGATATATCAAGTATTCCTGACGCCGTAGCTTATTATGAAGCTGAACTATTGGCAGCAAAACAAGATGTCCGTGTATCAGGGAATATCGAAAGGGCTGCTGCTAATATGCCCGGTATTGTTGAAAACCGATTTAATCAACTTCAAGAGATCGAAGGTATCTTAGAATATCTAAACATTGAACTAAGACGACTTCGATCTCAATATTTTCGTAAATATCTTGAAAACTATCAACGTTCTTTAAGTTCTAGAGACTGTGAAAAGTTTGTAGAAGGAGAAGCAGACGTTGTAGATTTTGAAAAAATCATCAATGATTTTGCCTTGCTACGTAACAAGTGGCTTGGCATTATCAAAGCTCTTGATATCAAACAGTGGCAAGTTTCAAATATTGTTAAACTTAGAACTGCTGGATTAGAAGACGCCACTCTTTAAAACAGCCATTATATGTGCAGATAAATATCTGCATGAAACGCATTGTACTAATCACAGGGGGTTTCGACCCCCTTCATTCTGGGCATATCGCCTATTTCAAAGCAGCCAAAGCACTAGGAGATATTCTAGTCGTTGGTATCAACTCAGATGCATGGTTGACACGCAAGAAAGGTTCTCCTTTTATGCCGTACATGGAACGTTCAAGTATTGTACGTAACATTGTAGGTGTTGACTTTGTTATCGACTTTAATGATGATGACGGATCAGCTAACCATGCGATCCAGATGGTCCGTGCAAGTTATCCTCAAGATAAGATTATTTTTGCTAATGGTGGTGATCGTACATCATCGAACATTCCCGAAATGGACATTGTAGATAATAACTTAGAGTTTGCCTTTGGTGTCGGCGGCGAGGATAAAAAGAATTCTAGTTCATGGATTTTGCAAGAATGGAAAGCGCCAAAGACTAAGCGTCCTTGGGGTTACTATCGTGTATTGCACGAAGTTCCGGGGATGAAAGTAAAAGAACTTACAGTTGATCCGGGATGCAGTTTAAGTATGCAGAGACATGAACTTCGTGCAGAATACTGGATTGTTAGCAGCGGAGCATGTGTAGTTAACAGCATGATGCCTGGAGGATATGCACTGCCTCCAACACTGTTAAAAGAACATTTAGAGTTTAAGATACCTGTAGGTGATTGGCATCAGCTAACAAATCCTTACGAGGTTCCGTGCAAAATAGTAGAAATACAATACGGAAAAAAATGCGTTGAAGAGGACATTGAAAGAAAATGATTCCAGTCTTTATTGGATACGATCCTCGAGAAGCGATAGCGTATCATACCTGTTCTAACAGTATTATTCGACAAACTAGTCAGCCTGTTGCTATAGTACCAATGGCATTGAATCTGCTTAAAGACTATAAAGAAGAACATACAGACGGCAGTAATCATTTTATCTATTCTAGATTTTTAGTCCCTCACTTAACTGGATACAAGGGTTGGGCTATCTTTATAGATGGTGACATGATCCTACGTGATGATATCAACAAGTTGTGGGAGTTGAGAGACGAAAGCAAGGCAGTAATGGTAGTTAAGCACGATTATGAAACTAAGATGACTGAAAAGTATCTCGGTGCAAAAAATGAAAACTACCCTAGAAAGAACTGGTCGAGTGTTATTCTTTGGAACTGCGGTCATCCTGCTAATGCCACTGTTACTCCAGAGTTTATACAACATGCAACTGGCGCACAGGTACATAGATTCACTTGGCTATCTGATGATTTAATAGGCGAGCTGCCTAAAGAATGGAACTGGTTAGATGTTGAGTATGACTGGAATCCGTCTGCCAAACTTGTGCATTACACTCTCGGAACTCCCTGCTTTCATGAGTTTGCTAATCAAGGAAACTTTAGCGACGAGTGGCATAGAGAACGCATCTATACAGAATATTGCCAACAACGTACTCTATGATTTTTTTAAGTAAAGACGGCAACGATGAATATGTAAACATGTTTGCTGCTGGGTGTAAGACTACTCCTACCCCTACTGATGATTTTGACTACGATGCTAGTAATGATCCTATTGTGCTTCGTGGGATAATGAAACATAAGATAATGAAACGTTGCTGGGAAGACAAGCGAGATTTTTATTATATAGATACCGGGTACTTCGGCAATGAGCGGAACCTCAATAATCCTAATGGTTGGAAGTATTGGCATCGTATTGTTAAAAATGATTTACAGCACGGATCTATAATACCTAGATCTGATGACAGATTTAAAAAGTTTAATAAAAAGTTTGAACCTTGGAAGAAGGATGGAAGAGCTATACTGGTGGCTGCTCCGGACGAAAAACCCTGTAAGTTCTATGGCACTACACAAGAACGATGGGTAAACGAAACTGTTAATAAAATCAAACAATACACTGATCGTCCTGTGATTGTTAGACAACGTGCTCCTAAACGCATTGATAGAATAGCTACAGATACCCTACAACAGGCGCTAGATAAGGATGTGTTCGCTTTAGTTACCTTTAACTCTGTAGCTGCTGTAGAAGCTATTTTTCACGGTATACCAGCATTTACTCTTGCACCAGCAAACGCAGCAAGCCCTGTTGCTTTACAAGACCTAAGCCTAATAGACTCACCATACTATGCAGACAGCGATAAATTATATGCATGGGGATGCCACCTAGCCTACGGGCAATATCATGTTAGTGAACTTAGATCTGGCAAAGCAATGGAAATGTTAAATGAATGAAATATCGTTAGAAGAGTCGTTAGTAAGAGGCTCTGGCGGTTTATGTACTACAAATATTTTAGATGATAAACCGTTAGTTGTTCGGGGAGTAACTAGTAAAAGTGAAATAGAACAATGTATTGCTGCCGGAAGAGATTATTACTACATCGACACAGGATACTTAGGGAACTTTCCCAGTGTTGGCAATCCGTCAGGTAAAAAGATCTGGCACAGGATTGTTAAGAATGGATTGCAGCATCCAACTATTAAAGACGTACCATCGGATAGATGGAAACGATTAGTAAAGCAAGATCCTAGATTAGAATGGACAGGTTGGAAGTCATTTGATAAAAAAATTCTTTTAGTGTTGCCAAATCCTAAAGCCTGTAGATTTTATAATATTGACTGTGATAAATGGATTGCTGAAACAACTGAAGCAATCTCTAAACATATCGATTTACCTATAGAAATACGAGTTAAGGGTTCCAGAAGTTTTAGAAATAAAGAATATACTATCTATGATGCTTTTGATAGTGGCGTTTATGCCACAGTATCATTTAACAGTATTGCTTCTTTAGAATCAGTATTATACGGAATCCCGGCGTTTGCATCTGTGCCTTGTGCTGCAAGCCCATTGGTTGACTGTGATCTCAAGAACATAACGAATCTATATAGACCGGATGAAAAGACTATATTAAATCAATGTAAGAATCTTGCATATGGTCAGTTTACACAAGAAGAAATACTCAACGGCACTGCATGGAGTTTGTTAAAATGAAGTTACTGTTAAATGACAAAGAACTTACGTATTTCTTAATAAGTCAACTTGACCTTGTGGAAACATGCAAAGAAGTGTGGTACAGTGAAGAAAGTGTTGGACAGGTTCGTACCTATATTATGTACGAAAAAATGAAAAGAAAGTTCGACATTAAAAAGATGCGAGACAAGTTTAAATCTAAAATCAAGAGCGCTGTTGAACGAGATTTAAAAGATTATCGTAAAAGAATCAATGCACACTTGGATCAGAAGAGAGATTTTTATTTTAACAAGATACATAAAAATCTAGACTATTTTTTAATGAAACTGGGCGAAGAAAAAGTATTAGAGCAGTATAAGAATAGTCAAAAACAAAACTTTGTTAAAAGCGTAGGATTCAATCTGTCTACTACTGCTAAGATGATTAGAAGAAAAGAGTTTACGGACTACACAGAAGACTGCCTTATCAGAAACACAGTAGGAAACGAAGAACTGCTAGTGTCAAAGATAGATAAAGGATATCCTTTCTGGTTTATTGATAGCGGCTACACAAACTTTTTAGAGCCTAACAAGAAATGGCATAGGCTAGTTCACAATCACCTACATCACGGCAATGTCATCGATGCACCTGTTGATAGACTAGGAAACTTTGCATCTTTTCCATGCCAATGGAGACACTCCGGAGAAAAGATATTAGTCATTGAACCCGGACCATTTGCTGCCAGCATATTTCATGTAGACATAAAAACATGGAGATATAGTATTGAGGCTGAGATTAGACAGTATAGTGATAAGCCTATTGTCTTTAGAGAAAAAGTTAACAAAAAGACCAGAGAAAATCTATATAAACATTTGACAGATGAGGATTACTACTGTGTTGTCAACATTAACTCAAATGCTGCGACAGAATCTATCTGGGCAGGTGTGCCGGTGATTACATTAGATAGACATATCACCAACCCAGTGTCACGTAGTAAGATTTCAGACATAAACAATCTTTATAGACCGAATCTTGCCAACTGGTTGTGTATGTTGAGCTACAGTCAGTTTACTTTTGAAGAGTTAATAGACGGAACTGCTGGAAGATTAGTGGAGAGGTATCATGGATAAGTTTACTGCTGTCGCGTACTTCGGTGGAATCCCTCCAAATAACAACAATCCGGAAAAACCACTGATTTTATCTAACTTTTGTCAAGGTGTAACAGTATCAGGCGACACTGCGATTGCACACAAGGGAATGAATGTTGTAGATTGTGATGTTGCACTGATACAGGGCTTTGTACATGACCACGGAAAAACATTACCTCACTTGATGTTGAGGAAAAATGCAGTTGACCGACAAAAAGCCAGAGGCAAACGTAGCCTTATTGTAGATAGCAATCTGTTTTTATATGCAGACAGTGGAAATACAAAAACATATCTTCGTTACAGTTACGACGGTGTCTTTCCTACCACTGGTTTTTACTTTGACACAGACGTTGACCCAACCCGCTGGCAAAAAATCAGTAACAACTTAGGAATATCTCTAAAACCTTGGAGAAATGAAGGCAATCATATTTTAATCTGCCTTCAACGCCACGGTGGCTGGAGTATGGGTGGTCTAAGTACACTAGAGTGGCTTGAAAGAACCATTGCACAGATAAGACAGCACTGTAAAAAGAGACCCATTGTTGTTAGAACACATCCTGGTGACAAAAAAATCAAACAGGTGCTAAGAATCAATCATAAAAATGTCACTGTAAGTAAAAATGAAAAGTTAACTGACGATTTAGCAGGTGCTTGGGCAACTGTTGTCTATAACAGCAGTCCTAGTGTTGCCAGTATCATCGAAGGTGTGCCTGCATTTTTAACAGATCCGCAACCTCAACACAGTCAGAGCTTCGGAGTTGCAAATACTGACCTATCTAAAATAGAAAATCCAGATTTGCCGGATAGACAAGCCTGGATTGAACGTGTAGCTATGTGCCACTGGAGTTTCGACGAACTAAAGTCCGGCGAAGCGTGGCAGTTTTTTAGAAAATATATTTAAGAAAACTGTTTCCAGTAGGCCTCTGTTCTCTTCACCAAGAGATCTGTCCTCTTACTCTTGCCTAGATCCTTGCGACCACCTTTTAAGTGATCTAACCATGCTCCCCATTCGCTGTTAATCAACGGATGGCCTTCACCTGTTACTAATCCGTCACTCCAGTTCCACTCATTTAGTGTCATAGTCTGTCGGACTGCATCAAATACAAAACTATCATGCCATTCGGCAAGTGTAAAAATACCTTGCTCTGCATTATCGTAATAATCTTGGAACTTTTTCAAGAATTTCTGAGTGCCTTCATTTTTTAAACTCATAGAGTAAAGCCCGCACTCTGTAAACTTGCCTTTTCTTCCAAGGAAACACAAATCTTTTGTAGTGGGACAAAGTCTTTCAAGGTCTTTTCTAGAAATAGGACTATGGCAAACAGTATCGGCATCCATCCAAAGCAAAATATCACTGTCGCACTCTTGAGCACAGGCAAAAATACTGTAGACCTTATGACTAAACCTAACAGCGTGCCACTTAAATCCTTTGCCGGCATCTTTTCTTCTTGACCTAACAGGATCATTACTGACATCGCCATTGGCCTTTGGTACGCCTTTCCATTTATTTTTAAAATCTACCAATGCTGGGCTTTCTTTATGAAGATCCTTGACTATTAGGTTTGGTGATTTTTCTAAAACTTCACAATCTTCGGCGTAGACATACAAGGTAACGTCCGTTGGCCAACTTTGTAAAAATGTTTGGATCATCCGTTGACCGTATTTTTCATAACCTTCTTTGTGAAAGGTCGTAACCACTGAGATTTTCATTTTTTTAACTTCCAAATTTGGTAATCTTTGTACAGCTCAACTATTTCGTAGTGATTTCCGTTGAGCATTTTTGAATATGATCGATCAATAAACTCTCCCGAGCCTATAAAAATCGTTGGCCAGTATCTTGTCCATGCAGATTTTAGTTTTCCTATCTTATCTATTTTGTCAGCGTCGATAAAAATCACACTGATATTAGGTAATATAGAAATATCCTCAAAATCTTCACGGTACACTACATTCTTTCGTTTGAAAGATCTGTCGCCGTCTGACAATACAAATACAGTATTGAAAATATCGCATAAACTTTCTAGGTTACCAAATGCTGAACCTACAACAATACAGTTTTCTAATACTCTAGAATTTTTTTCTAATCTTTTTGTAAATTTGCTCATCAAAATCATTAAATACTCTGATATTTATAAAACTTATGCGCTTCAGATTATATAGAGAGTTTGGTGCTCTCAACAGTCCTCCTATTTTCGATGCCTTCGAACAGGGAATCAAAACACTTGGTCACGAGTCAACTCACGATCCAGATGCCATACCAGTAATTTGGTCAGTTTTGTGGCAAGGACGCATGAAATCTAATCAGGCAATCTATGAAAAATGTAGATTAGCAGGTAAGCCCGTAGTTATCATTGAGGTTGGAAACTTTCATAGAGGCCAAACTTGGAGGATCGGGGTTAATCATATTAACAGTCTTGGATTGTTTGGAAACGACGAAAACCTAGATTTAAATAGACCGGATTTTTTAGGGGTAAAACTGGAAAATTTCGTGAAAAATCGAAGACCGGAAATACTTGTGGCTGCACAACATCAACACAGTTTGCAATGGGAAGGTCAACCTACAATGACTCAATGGGCCACAACTATTGTCAACAACATCAGAGCACACACCAATAGAAACATCATCGTTAGACCACATCCAAGATCCCCATTTTCTGTGAATTTACCAGGGATAAAAGTCGAAAGACCTCAACGTGTACAAAACACTTATGACGACTTTAATATCAACTACAACTTTCATTGTGTTGTAAATCACAACAGTGGTCCTGGTGTTCAAGCTGCTATAAATGGTGTTCCTGTAATCTGTGATAGGTCTAGTTTAGCCCACGAAATTTCAGGAAAAATTCAAAATATTGAGGACATAGCATTACCCAATAGAGACGAATGGTTTTTAAAACTATGCCATACAGAATGGACAGTTAACGAGATACGCTCCGGCATTCCTCTCAAGAGATTAGAGAAATATCTTAGTCTATCATTGACTTCACAGTAAGTCTATACTATAATATTATTATGTATTATGAAGACATTTTCACCAAATTTTACGAAGGTATTTGTTCTCAGCCATCAGTGTGGTCACATACTGATGGTAGTGGTGCTGCTTCTTTCTATTCGCTTATTATCTCAGGCAAGGCACTGACTTATAAGCAAGGCCAGTACCTAATACGCATTTTAGAAAAATATAAACAGATTAGCAAAGTATACGGTTTTGACTATACTGATAGTCTAAAAACTGCTACATGGAAAGCGGTCTTTAGAGAAATCGATCTAACTAAGAAACTGTCGTGTCTAAAGGATGAAGAAGGAATTCTTTGGATCTGTTTCAAGTTTCCGTTTCAGACAAAAGAAATATTTGAAAAAGAGTTTGATAAAGATCTACGCAAGCCTAACGTTAGTAAATGGGACAACGACAAGAAGGTAAGACTGCTTTCTTTCAACGATTTCAACCTTATTAGAATACACGCATTTGCCATGGAACAACAAATAGAAATCGACGAATCATTTATGTTTGCAATGAGTGAGGTTGAACAAGTTTGGCAATCGCAAAGCGACATTAGCCCTTACTGTAAAATCGAAGATGGAAAAGTAACGCTGGTAAACGCCAATAGTTCAGCACAAGAATATTGGGATTCGGAGTTTAGCGATAATGTTGTTAACGATCTTCTTACAGCTAAACACATGGGGTTTAAACTTGACCTAGGTCGAAATCCCGAATCGGTGATTGAGCAACTAGCTGTAACAACAGATTCAAACTTTTACATCGTTGATCACACAGACGTGTTTAAAATCTATAAAGAAATCAAAGGAAAAGTTGCAGTTTTGCTGGATAGAAATAACGAAAGCATCGACTGGATTAAATCTTTTATCAAGAATGCAAACGATAACGGCATCCCTAACTCTGAAATAAGAGTTTGCTTTAGGTCTAATAATAACGATACTCCTAATATTAATCAGTGGATCAAGGACGAAGGTCTTGGCGGTCCTATCGAAGGAGGAAAAATGCTAGTGTTCCAACACCAACCACCTAAGTGGTTGTTTTCCTCTAACGAACATGTTAAACTTATTATTACGAATTTCGTTCATCCAGCGCCTAGTTCTAGAACGCAAGACTGGATGACAAGCCACCCTTGTGTACTTTATATGGACAAGGTAAAGGCTTCGACACTTAGGAATCAACATATTGTCAACCTGTAAACTTATTATTAAAGATGAAGTAAACATAAAACTAGACGGATTAGCAGTCGAATCAAGACGCAAGATTGCCAACAAGCTCAAGTATGACTTGCCATATGCTCGTCATATGCCTGCTTACAAGTTAGGTAGATGGGATGGCACTAAGAGCTACTTTGGCATTGGCGGTAACGGATATCTTGCACATCTAGATATCATATTGCCTATTGTTGAAAGTGAAGGCTATGAGATTGAAGTAGAGGATCATCGCTTTCCTCATGACTTTAAGTTTGCTCCTATCACTGAAAACTATTGGGCAGACAAAGGCAAGACATGGCCTAAGGGACATCCGGAAGCAGGTAAGCCGATTGTCCTACGTGACTATCAATACGATGTTGTTAACAAGTTCTTAGAAAATCCACAAGCACTACAAGAAGTTGCTACAGGGGCAGGCAAGACTATCACTACTGCCACGTTAAGTCATTTATGCGAGCCTTACGGGCGTACAATGGTCATTGTTCCCAACAAGAGTCTTGTAGTTCAAACTGAAGAAGACTATCGAAATCTAGGGCTGGATGTTGGTGTATACTTTGGTGACAGAAAAGAGTTGAATAAGACTCACACTATCTGCACTTGGCAAAGTCTTAATGTACTTGATAAAAATAGTTACGACGAAGACGCATTGTCATTGGCAGAGTTTACAGAAGGTGTTTCGGCTATTATTGTTGACGAAGTTCACCAGGCAAAGGCAGAAGTCTTAACAAAGTTACTTACACAAAACTTTAAGAACTGTGCTATTCGTTGGGGTCTTACTGGAACTGTGCCTAAAGAAGCATGGGAGTTTCAAGGCATCTTAGCCAGTATTGGTCCTGTTATCAATCAAGTATCTGCAAATGATCTACAGGAAAAAGGTGTGTTGTCAAATCTACACATCAACATTTTGCAGACTACAGACATACAGGTATTTAGAAGCTATGCAGAAGAAAATAGTTTCCTTGTAACTGATCCGCATAGAATGGCTTGGATGTCGACTAAGATCAAAGAGCTGTCTCTAACAGGCAATACATTAGTGTTAGTGAACAGAATCGAAACTGGTAACATTATTGTAAAAGAACTATCAACATTATTTGGTACCATCAAAGAAGGCAAGCCAGAAGTTGCGTTCATCAATGGTAGTGTAAAACTTGACGACAGAAAAGAAGAGTATGATGAAATACGTACAGCTAATAACAAGATTATTGTGGCGACTTATGGTGTGGCCGCTGTGGGGATTAATATTCCTCGGATTTTTAATCTGGTTCTTGTGGAGCCCGGAAAGAGCTTTGTCCGGGTTATACAATCTATTGGGCGAGGTATTAGAAAAGCGGCGGACAAAGACCACGTCGAAATCTGGGACATAACATCAACTTGCAAATATGCAAAGCGTCATCTAACAGAGCGAAAGAAGTATTATAAGGATGCAAAGTATCCTTTTACAATAACCAAGGTAAACATATGAGAATTTTAACATTAAACAACAGGTCATTTGATCTAAATGATCTACCAGACGAAGTAGATGAAGATACTAGATTTTCAGTATTAGATAACAGTAATCCGAACGATCCTGATTTTTATTTTATGCCGTTGATATTTCTTGAATCGTTTAACAGCCCTGCAATACTGTTAAATATAGGCGGGTATGAAGTACAGATGCCTTTAGATTGGTGCATGGTTGTTGGAGATAAGGACTGTGGATTAGATCCGGAAGTGCTGCCATTAACCAGTATTAACGAACGAGGATTTGACGCATTTATTTTTAATCCTGTAAAAGGATTTAAGTGTGAATATATGCCAATTGAGATTGTAAATATCTTTCAAGATGTCAAGTGGTATTTTCCAAAGATGAAAAATGGTCAACTGTTAACAGTGCCATTGCATGATGGACCCAATCCACCTTGTGCATATTTTGTTAAAGAAGTTAGTAGACAAAGTGAGATTTTACAACTACATCGTGTCATTTAAGATTTTATAAAGGATTGTTATGAAAGCAGGTAAAGTTTGGGGACAAACAGAATTATTGGAAGCTAACGGTGTTCTTGAGTTTCACCGTATCGAAGCTAAGAAAGGCGGAGTTTGTTCAAAACATACGCACAAATACAAATGGAATGGTTTCTTTGTAGAGAAGGGCGAAATGATTATTCGTGTTTGGAAGAACAACTACGATTTAGTTGACGAGACATTACTCAAAGCAGGGCAATACACAAAGGTTGCACCTGGTGAATATCACCAATTCGAAGCTGTAACAGATTGCATTGCTTTTGAACTGTATTGGGCAGAGTTTGATCACGACGATATCGAACGTGAAACTGTAGGTCACGCAAAGTAATGTCGTTGATAGATAAAAAAGGATTTTATTGTCCTAGTGACACTGTCTATTTCAACGAATGGACAAAACTTTTTATAAAAAGTGCTAAGATCCATGCACCATGGGCGCATATCCATGTTCACATCTTTGATGCAACAGATGACGATGTGGCATGGTGTGTAAAGAACGAAGTTTCGATAACTACCGAAGTTACTCCCGAGCAGTATTGTCTTAATGATGATACAAAGAAAGGTTATTGGGTTACTACTCGATTCATTCGACTTCCAGAAATATATAACGACAACACTTCTGTTATTGCCATTGATTCAGATAGTCTATTTAAAAATGATTTATCAGAATCTACATTTGATGCAGATTTAGAAAACAGTTGGGTAACTGTTAGGGGCGAAGATAATGCTAGTTTAGGCAGTGCATTAGGCTTTGGAAAAGATAATGTTCGACACCTATATCGAGAAAAACTACTAGAGCACAAAGATTCATTAAGATGGTTCTTAGATCAAGAAATACTCGATAACATGTTGAAGAATAAAGAAATCGATATGATGGATCTAAGGTATAGTGACTTTACATCACAACCGTCGTCCTTTGTATGGACAGGAAAAGGCAGTAGGAAATTTAAAAAGAAGTTTGCTGCATTAGCCGAAGAATATAGAAAAAAGGATTAATATGGGAAAGTATGTTGTAGATGAATCTAAGCCACATCTAGGTGGTAACTTTGCAGGAGGAGATCCCGCTACGTGGTGTCCTTCGGCTTGGGATTATGTTGTAAAAAAATACAATGTTAAATCTGTTATGGATGTAGGTTCTGGTAGAGGGTATGCAGCTCAATGGTTCAGTAATCAAGGACTAACAGTTACAGCTATCGAAGGTCTAAAAGAAAATGTTGACAATGCTATTGTTTCAACATCATTGCATGATTTGACTGAAGGTGCATTTGTTAATCCAGTTGACTTTGTAAACTGTATTGAAGTAGTAGAGCATATTGAAGAAAAGTTTTTAGATAATCTATTAACAACTCTATGCCAAGGAAAATATTTGTTAATGACACACGCTGTACCTGGACAGCGCGGATGGCATCATGTTAACTGTCAGCCTAGCGAATACTGGATTAAACATTTAGACGCTAGAGGATTTTCGTTGTCTGTTGAAGATACTGCCGAAATTCAAAAGTTAGCGGCACAGGATGGCGGAAAGCACATTGCAAGAAACGGAATGATTTTTATCAAACGATAATGAAAAAGATTCTAGTAACAGGCTCCTCTGGTTATATCGGTCAGCATTTGGTTCAGTTATTATCATCTGAATATCAAATAACTGGTTTAGATATTTCTAAAAAATCAATGAATAAGTTTTATCATTTGGATATTACTCATCCATTTTCGATTGCACAAGAGTTTGATACTATTATACATCTAGCAGCATTGGTTAATGTTGGCGATTCTGTTAATGATCCTATAAACTATTACTACACAAACATTATAGGGACATTGTCAGTTTTAGAAAATATATCTTTTAATAACTTTATATTTGCATCAACTGGTACAGCATCGCAGCCTACTTGTCCTTATGCACTTTCTAAGAGATGTGCCGAAGATATTGTTGAAAAGTATTGTGTAGATAATAATAAAACATTCACAACCTTTAGATTCTATAACGTTATTGGATCCGAAGGATTCCAACCAACTAATCCCGACGGACTATTCTTTAATCTAATAAAGGCTGTTGATTCAGGCACGTTTAATCTATATGGTGACGATTATTCAACACCAGACGGAACCTGTGTAAGAGACTATGTTCATGTTATGGAGATTTGCGAATCTATAAAAATGGCAATCGAGAATCCGTCAAATAAACTAGAAAACTTGGGTCATGGTGTTGGACTAACTGTAAAAGAAATCATATCGCTGTTTAAAGAAACTAACGGTGTAGATTTTAATGTTAATGTATTATCTAGAAGACCTGGAGATTTAGAAAAGACTGTGTTAGACAATGTTTCTCCTTATATGCAAAAAATCTATTCTATGAAGGATTTGTTAAAATATGGGACAACTTAAACCCGGAGCACAATATATCTATGAAAAGGCAGACGGCATAACCTATGCTAGAGAGTTCGGAGCCCCACATAGTGAACGTATTGAAATCGGTAGAGATTATGAACGGTATCTTAAAGATGAACTACATCTTTGGGAAGAAATAGTTCGAGCGGGTAAGTCTAATTCTGCCTTGCAAGAGGTTCTCGATCGTGCTAAAATGTTATATTACTTGAGTAAAGAAGATGGCAAATAAGCACGTAGACCTTTTTAAAGATATTATACCTTCAGTAGATATGGGTATCATGGGACTGTGGGATGCAGTCGATGAAGATGCACAGAAAGAAATAAAGAATGACCTGTGGAATCTTACTAGATATATTAGTAATGTAAAGACCAATAACAGAGAACTGCAAGAACACTTTCTGTTAACTGTAAATGAGTTCTACAATAAAAACTGGGCATCTATACAAAAACATCCTAAACTGCAATGGATGACCTTGTGCTTATGTGCTCATGAAAGTAAGAAAACATACTTTCACGAATACATTCCATTAAAAACAAAGAAAGATAAGAAAACAGAATTCTTAGCAAACTTATTTCCATTAATGAAAAGAGCAGATCTTGAAACACTTGCAGCAATCACCACAACTGAAGAAATCAAACAACATTGTCGAGACCTTGGCTGGGATAAAAAAGAAATCAATGGAATTAAGTTATAAATGTGAACACTGCGGGAAACTGTTTGCCAAAGAAAAAACTTTGGTAGTTCATATTTGTGAGCAAAAACGCAGACACCTAAGCAAAGGTGAGAAGCATGTACAGATGGGTCTAATGACCTATCAGCGTTTTTATGAGCTTACACAAAAATCCACGAAGCCTAAGACATTTGAAGAGTTTGCGTCCAGTCCCTACTATACAGCATTTGTAAAGTTTGGTAGCTTTATGGCTAATACCTCCCCCATCTACCCAGAGAGGTTTGTTGACTTTGTAATCAAGAGCGGTGTTAAACTAGACCACTGGTGTCGCGATGAGTTGTATGATCAATACATAAGCGAGCTCATTAAGATAGAACCAGCTGACGGTGCAATACAGAGAACAATACAGACAATGATAGATTGGGGTGAAAAAAATAATGCGCAGTGGGAGCATTACTTTGCCTATGTTAATCTTAATAGAGTGACACACGATATCAAAGAAGGCCTCATCAGTCCTTGGATACTGTTAAATACCAAGTCTGGAAAGGAGATGCTCAAGAACATGAATGATGAACAACTGGCTATTGTTGGTCCAGTTATCGATCCTCAGTTTTGGTTAAGACGTTTCAAAGCATTGCCTGCAGACCTTGCGTTAGTAAAAGATGTCGTCAAGGAGGCGAAGATATTGTAATGTCTAAAAAAACAAATGATCACGTAGAAGAAGAGCTAGCTGAAAACGAAGAGTTTATTTCGAGAGATGATGTCGATATACAGGTAGTTGTTAGTGATGATGCTCCGGAAGTCTACGTGAAGTTTAGCGGATTTGACGATATGGAAGATGCTGAAGAGTATGCACAGTTTTTAGCAGATACATTGCCATTGTTGCTGTTCGAGAGCACAAAAATACAATGAAAGAAAATCGAAAACTACTAGATGGAACAGAAGTTCCTAATCTGGAAAAAGCAGTTACCTTAAAGGTCTATACAAAATGTCCTAGAAAGTATATGCTAACAGATATGCAAACTGGTGAAAAATATATAGGACATGATAATCCAGAAAAAGGTCCTAGCCATTGGAAAAAGATTAACTAATGCCTGATATTGATATTGACTTTACTGACAGAGACCAAGCATTGAAGATGTTTAATCATGTCGTTGCCAGTCGACTGGAAGATCAAAAGTTAGTAAAACATAACACAGGTGTTTATCTACATGAGGCTCCTGTTGACGCTAGAGCCGGAGTATGTTCTATCACATACGATCAAGCTGAAGAGCTTGGCTATTTTAAAATTGATTTCTTAAACGTTGGAATATACAAAGGTGTTACTGACGAAGATCATCTAGTTAGACTAATGAATAAAGAACCATTGTGGGAACTTTTATTCAACGATGAGTTTAGTAGTTTACTATTTCATGTAAACGGTCACGGATCTATTTTAAGAAAAATGCAGCCAAAGTCTATTGAGCAGTTGGCAGCAGTATTGGCAATGATTCGCCCTGCAAAGAAATATTTGGTTGGAAAAGATTGGACAACTGTCCTAGATGAGGTTTGGACTAAACCTAGTGATGGTGAATACTATTTTAAGAAAAGCCACGCAATCGCTTATGCTACTGCGGTGGTTGTACAGATGAACTTAATCTGCGAACAACTAGATTAACTAGGTTTGCGCAACAGCGTAATAGATTTACGCTTAATTCTTTTAACAATAATATCATTTAAACTAGTACATGGCCCAAAGACAAGTTTTACGTCTTTTGTACTAAAGTTTTTGATAGCATATCTAAATTCTAAGATCTCTTTAGCAAGGAAAATATTAATAGGTATTTGCCTGTTTGATTCCCACCACCAGGCTTCGCCAAGTTCTAAAAATCGCTGCTTTTCAACATCGCTTTTTATAGCTGCATAGTCGTAGAGGCTGGTGATCTGTTGATCTTGATTTATAATAATTCCAACGTATTCCTGATCGACGTGATTTATCACACTTATGAATGGAAAGTTTTGTTGTAGATTTTCTGTTATTCTCATAGATAAATATTAAACAAGGCACATATTATGCAACTTAGTCCAGTTTATTTATATTCGAACAAGATAGACGTGTTTACAAATGCGCTGGATTCCTGGACGGGAGGATATCGCAAAGTGTATCAAAGAAACCTAAAAATCTTTAGAGGCGTAGACAATCGCATTGATCTACAGCTTCGTAACGGTGATCAAAAAGCAATAGAGATATTTTCTGATCAATACGTGATGTTTAATCTCATTGGTAGAGGTACTCAAGAACTTATTCTAGAAAAACAAGGTCTTAGTACTGATGACAGCAGTGCTAGTAGAGGTAGAGTTTACTTTACACTCACTGAATCTGATCTATTAGATCTTGAACCGGGATTCTATCAATATGCTATCTATGTAGAAACAAGAGTTGCCATTAACGCCGACGAATATACAGTATCATCAAAAACTCCGTTGTATGTTGACAGTCAGTTTGGTGTAGTGGGAACTATTGAAGTAAGTGGAGATATCAGTGGTAGACTACAATCTAGTACAGTTGTTGATGCATTTTCTAGACACGTAGATATAGATCATCCTGCACCCAACGAACAATATTTTAGCAGCATTATTGACGCAAATCCAAATACTTCTACATCCTCAAGTTTGCACACATTCCAGTTTTACTCAACAGGTTATGCTGGCGCTGTGATTATACAAGGTAATATTCAACCGGGATCTAATCCAGATACATGGGTCGATATTCCGGACACGGCATTTGAAAATGGCGCAAATAATTTTGATCCGACTGCTGAACCTTACAAAAACGTTATAGGCAAATGGAACTGGTTTAGAATTAAACATATTCCGACCGCAGGAACTATTGACAAAGTATTATACAGGTAATATACTTTATGTATGACCTTGGTTATAGAC